TGGATAGACAGTAGAACTACCTACTATTTTAATTTGGTCTCGTGCAAACAAAGTTGTTGCAAATAATAATGTAAATACAAATAAAAAGTTTCTCATTTTCTTTTCCTATATTTCCATGTTACTAGCCTCAACATACAAACCTTTGAGTAAAGCTTTAAGTCTGTCTTTGTTGAGATTTTTAACATCTAAATCATTTACATAATTTTCTAAAATACTCATAGTATCTTGAGTGTTCTCTACTATTTCGTCTGATATGTTTTCTGCTTTTAATTCAGAAAAATCTTCAATAACTTTTACATCGTGTGCTTGTGATTCTGTTAGTAACCAATCAACATATCTATCAAAATTATATAAATCGTTTTTGTTAACAACAACTAATTTAATAAACTTATCTTTAATAGACTCTATATCTTTACTTGGTATACCTGTTGTATCATCATAATATATTTTTTTGTATATTGTATAAGGATTAATTATTCTTTCCATACTTCTAGTTTCAGTATCAAAGATATGAAAACCCTTTGGACATTTATCATCATTCCAATATATTTGATAAGGTGTACCTAAATAAAATATGTGACCATCGTCAGATTTTTTGTGAAAGTGGCCAGAGAATACGGCCTCGAACTTACTGAATATAGATTTATCCATTCCAGTTTCAGAACGCATATTATGATTCATTTCAAAACCTTTGATTTCTAAATGACCCATTGCTTGAGTTGCTCTTGTTTCATTCATTGCATCAATCGTTTTGCTATAATTAGTAGCATTAATCCACGGTATTAAAAATATAGGAAAACCATCAAATTCAACTGTTGTGGCTTCTTTATATATTTTTATTGATGGATATCTTTTTCCAATCAATTCGTCAAGTGAGTTTACATCATTAGTGTTCTTATAGTATGTATCATGATTACCCACTATCATATGGACATCTATACCATTTGTCACAAAAGTTTCACAAAACTTTTCTCTAAAGTCTTTTGCAATCTTAAAAGAAATAAATTTTCTTCTATCCATTACATCACCTAGATGAATACAAGTTTTAATATTGTGTTCTTTTAAATATGGGAAAAATATATCTTCATAGAATTTATGAAAATAAGTATTAAAATGTTCATGGTCATTTCTTGCACCGAAATGAGTATCAGTAATTAAAGCAATTTTCACTAGTCAATTAATCCTTCAGCTTTTAAATATGATATATTTTTTAATTGTTGTTCTTTTATAAGTTCTTTTGATTGTCCTTCATATGCAACACCAATATAATGTTGTATCATATATTCTACCAAAGTTCTTTGTCTATCTTCTTGACCATCAAATATAACAAAGTCACCGAGTGTTCTACCATACTTACCACTTTTATCTTTAAAAGTTTTTAGTGTTTGTGTAGAACCTACTGGTAAAAAATTCTCAACTACATCTTTTGCATATAGTCCAGCTTTCTTTTCCTCTGGGTCTCTTGTTCTCGATTCAGGTGTGTCTATACCTTTTAATCTGATTCTTTCTTTCCACAACCAAGTGTTAAAGCCTAAATCAATATTAACATCTACTGTATCACCATCAACAACTCTTATGATTTCACATTTATATTCGTACATTATTTTTTCTTATTTAAGTGTTCATAAAGTTCTTCAACAAGGTCACTTTTTGTAAACCTTCTATCTAACTCAATACCATATTTACGACCTAGTTTTTCTAGTTCTTTTTTAGTCATCATGGTTAAACCGGCTTTACTTGGTTTTTTAGGTTTTGGTTTAAATAAATTTGTTATAAAACTAAACATATTATTACTCCTCTTCATAAAAGTTTTCTAAACTTTTTTTAGTTTCTTTTTTTTTAGATTTACTTTTGTAAACCTCTTGACCATCTTGTGGTAACATATTTTTTTGTAAATAATCCATATACTGATTACCATAATTGGTTTCGTCTAAAGGATTCTGTTCAAATGTAGGCATCATACTTTTCTCAATAATTTTATGTTTTACATGAGTTTGTTTTTTTTCTTTTTGAATTCTACGAATGAAAGCATAATATATTATTTGTGTAAAGTATGAAAATGGATTCTTTGATTTTTCAGGATTAAAATTATTTACATATTGTAAACAGTTTTCAATACCATCACCAATCATTTCTTCTTTAAATGTATAATTAATAAAATTTGGTTTGTAAGATAAGTGTTGTGCAATTTTTAAAAAGCATTCACCAATATAATCTGTTACTGGTGGTATATCTTCGTCAGAGGACTCTGCCTCTTTAACCTTTTCTTTCCACTCTATTATTGCCTCTAAAAATTCTTTATTATTAACATAGTGTTTTGCATTTGCAGCCATCTATATTTTCCTTTATGATATACTATCATATTTTTAATATATGTCAATCACCTTTTAATATTTATTTTGCATTGACAGATTGGTTTTTACTTGGTATAATCTTCTTGAATTCAACGAATTAATTCTTAAATTTAGATTCTGGATAATAATTACAATATTCATCAATTAGTTCTTCAAACTTATCTTCTTCTGATATATCTGGTTCTTTAGACATTTTACTTTCTAATTCATCATTTGCTTTTTTTAAACTAGAATGATTATCAAAATCTTTAAATCTTTTGATTATATACTCATAATATTTTGTTAAACCTAAAGTAACACTATGATGAACTACAACTTGACTTTTTTGTATAGCAAATGTTTTTTCATCAGTAAAAGTTGTCCATTTACGAAGAGCAAGATTTTCTTCATATTCACCTTTTTTATTCATCGATGTTAAATTTACTAACTTTAAAGGTAATGAAACTTTAAAATAATCATTTAATGTATCGTGTACCATACAAATGATTTCATCACCATTTGAAAGTTTAAATATTCTAGGTTGCATTTCTTTACTCATTCCATAACCTTAATTCTTGGTTTTCAGGCACCCAATCAGTTGGTGGGTCATCAAATTCTGTATTGTTATAATTAACATTACTCCAAAAATGGTCAAACATTTCTTCTTTTGTTCCACCAAGAATGTTAAACTCTTTATACATTTCATCTATTCGTTTTTTTGTTTTCTCTTTATTGTATTCTATTTTTCTTTTATAATCATACATTTCTTTTAAATTTTCATAATCTTTTTGTGATATCATAATTTTATCCTGTGAATTGTATAGTCAAATTGTTCTTGGTTGTATATATTTATTCTTTCCATAAAATGCTGAAGTGTAAAGTTTTGTCTACTTTTGTAAGTAAAATCATCAGCAATATCAAATAATTTACATTCATTTTTATTATCACCCAATCTTAAACCACGACCTATTGATTGTAATACTCTTATCTTACTTTTAGATGGTGAACTAAAAATAATATTATGTAAATTCTTAATATTAATACCAGTAGAGAAAGTTCCGTATGATGCTACAATTATAGCATTAGATGATTTTTCTGTAATGGCACGAATCTTTTCTCTAGTCAATGCATCAACATCACCACTTACAAAAAATACCTTTCTGTCTTTATAAGTGTTCAATATTAAATCGTATAAAGGCTTTCCATGTTTTTCTACAAATTGATATAATACTAAAGTATTACCTTTTAGTGGTGACAATAATTTATTAACAAAAAATAGCCGCGGTTTGTGTCTAACAATATAATCTATCTCATCTGCATATTTTAAATCTTTTACTATTTTACATTCATTATCATTATATCCTAAAATCAAACTATCAATTTTTAAATTTGATAAAGTCTTTTTATCAATCAATTCTTTTGTTGATATTACTTTATTGACTGCACCAAATACACCTTCTAATACTAGTTTATGTGTTTGTAAATCATCAAGTGTACCTGTCAAACCAAAACGATATTTACATAAATGTAATTTATTCATAATAGATGTTAAAGATTTAGATTTAAAAGTATGTGCCTCGTCACCAATTACACAACCAAACTGTTCAAAATATTTTTTGGGAAACTTATATAATGATTGCCATGTTGATATGACAACATCTTTGGTAACTCTTTTATCATGACCTTGATATATCTTTTGCATGTAAGATTCTAACCAACCATAATCTAAAAAATCAGAATACATTTGTTCTACTAAACTTGTTGTAGGTACTAATATTAAAGTTTTAAGATTCTTTGAATGACACCATCTTGTAAGACCGTAAATGATTAACGATTTACCAGATGCAGTAGGACAAACAAAAAGACTACGACATTTTCTGGCACCACAAAGAATAGAAGAAATCTGATAATCACGAGCTTTGTATGGTATATTAAGGTGTTTAATAAATGACTTAATAATTGACTCATCTATATCCTCTGGTTTTGCGTTGAAACCTAATTCGTATCTTATGTCGTTTCGTTTACAGAATTCTCTAATATAAGGTAATAACCCCACATAGATTTGTCCTGTAGCAATTGAGTATAATCGTATCTTTCCATCCCATACTTTATTTCGATAGCTGGGCATAAATCTTGCACCAGGGACTTCAAAGGTAAAGTATTCGGATAACTCTCTTGCAATGTGTTGTTCTGTTTCAATTTGTAGGTATACTTCATTTTTTTTCGTTATTTTCATATGGCACTTCATTCTCATCTAGTTTAGGAAAAGCATCTCTTTTAGATACAAGTTCTTCATCTGCTTTTCTAGCAGCTTCTATCTTTTCCTTATCTTTAGTTGTGTGTGAAAGACCAAGTGCTGGTCTTGAATCAAATTTACAAAAATCACCATATGGGCCATTCTTGTCAACATAATGTAAAAATACTTGAGTTTGCCATGAACCTGTAGGTGCATCAAAAGCTTCTCTCCAATGTTCGACTTCACACCCACGATAGATTACTCCATCACCAGGTTCCATTGGAATCATCTTTCCTTTTTCACCTCTTTCTCCAGTTTCTGGTCCTACAAACATACCCCAATTATAATCTTCTTTACCTCTATAATCATACCCTAAACAACAAGTAATAGATACTTCACATGATGGTCTATCTTTGTGTCTTTTTAAAACATCACCTACTTTGTATAATCTATAATATGAATATGTGGGCCACAATTCTAAACCAGTAGATTTCTCTATTGTCTTTCTACCAAAATTTAGTAGTGTTTCCATAAGTGGGTCACCATAAACACTATGACTACCAGGAATTTGGGCACCATCTGATTCTGGTTGAAAATTTCTAGCTCTATCATAATGAGAGTATTGAGTTGCTACCTTTGCGATATCTCTAGGTATCATCTCTTTAATTAAAACATATTTTTTTTCTTTAAAAAATTTTACTGTATCAATCATCTGAACATCTTCCCTAAATTCCATACTACTAATGAGTATCTTGTACCTTCAGTAACAGGTGTAACCAAATGATGTACAAATGATGGAAACACTATGATAGAACCTCTTGGTCTAATTTCTTTACAGGTATGATATCGTTTATTTCCTGCATGAGGCCCAAAATCAAATTTAAGATTACCACCTTTATAGTTTTTTGGATTAGTTAAATTAACAGTAACAGATAACTTTCTTGTTTTGTTAAATTGATTTGGATTATCTACAAATCCAGGTGCCGGAATATATCTAGTTACACCTTCAAACTTACCACCTCTATATGTTTTATCAAATTTTAATTCTTTACCATTCTCATCTTTTGCAATCATAAAATTACCGTCATTGTCTTTTCTTCTTTGTTTTTCATCTGTTGGGTCAAATGGTATATATGGTCTTGAACCACCATCAGTATGCCAAGAATAAAACTGACCTGGATTATAAACAGTAAACTGACAAGTTTCTGAAAAATCCCATTCGTAATTCCAACCAGCTTTCTGATTTGCTTCGTGAATATATGGGTGAATTAATTCATAAATCCATTTGTCTGCTAACCAGCCTACTTTTGTATCTCTTACATATACATCTTCTTCTTTAATACCTTTTTTTCTTCTACCTTCAGCAGTTAAATGATTTTGTGCTATATTACCAGCATTAGATGTTTCACCACCTTTTTGTCTAAAATCAAAAGTGGTAGCATCTGTGGCATGTTTCCCACTTCTTTGTTCTGTCAATGTCATATCTGACAGACCTCTTTCAATAATTGCATTGCATTGATGGTCGCTTAATGCACCTATGAAATAATAGTAATTGTTCTCTGTTATCACAAGGCACCCTCCGTGTATTTAATCCAAGTAGTTATGTTTCTTAATTGAAATCCTCTGTTATGTAGGTTCTTTACTATGTGTTCTAAATAACTAGCAACTACTTTCAGATAGTCAATCTTTGATTGTAACTTTATCATATCTTCGTCTGACTCAAGATATGTCGGTATATCTTGTCTTAATATTTTGAGTTCAAACGGTTTTTCTGATTTACCAGAATAATATTCCCACTTCTCTTTTTTTAAAATCTTCATATCAGTTTCTGCTTTACTTAACATTAATCTGAAATTACTGTATAGCTTTAAATACTTATTCAGTAAAGCAGGTGACCTAGTTTCTTCAATATTGATGTTCGTTTCATCAATCTTTGAGTCTTTGTCAAACATTTCTTGTATTGTGTTTAAGTCCATATGAGGTACATTATATTACGAAAGTATTAATTTGTCAAGTAAGTTTTTCAAAATTAAATAATTGATATTGAAAAGTTGCTTGAGCTGTCATGTATTCTGTATCTGTTGCATCATTTGTATAATTAAGACCTGATAAAGAAACAGGATATACATTTTCAAATGCTATATTTAAAACTGGATTATTTTTATTTGATAAAATTGTAAGGGTTGCATCAGAATACATTGCACTATCAGGCGTTCTAGGTTTTACAGAATCAGATGCTGTTTTAGCTCGTGTTTCAGCTGTTGGAAATCTATCTGTATTATCTTCTCTAAAACTTTTAAATTGTTGTCTATCTTTAGGGAAACCAATTGCACGAATCCATTTATGTAATTCTTGATAATTTTCTAAATTCTCATCTACTAAAAATGTAAGTTCTAAATTTTCAAAAGTTACTTTATCTGGTAAAACTGGAATGTCTTTGAAAGGTGTAGGAAATAATGCCTCACCCATATTGATACCTGGAATATTACATGCCGTTGTGAAGAATTGTACTTTAGGTAATTGTAATATAGAAAATCTAAACTGCGTTGGTGCAGAATAGTCTATAACATCTGGTTGTCTTGATAATGCATTTAAGTCTGTCATACTATTATTTATAAACAAAAAAAAAGGGGAGCGAACTCCCCTTTTTCGTGGTGTGGTAGTTAAAATTACATTAAGTTAGCGACTTTAACTCTTCTGTAATATTGGTTAGTTTCTTTAGTAAATGCAGTATTTGAAGAACCA